GGCTCTGGAGCTGGAGGAGGAGGCGGAGGTGGTCTCAATCAATCAGGATTAAATGGAACTGTCGGCAGACAAGGCGGCGGTGGTGGGGGAGCATCAACGAGCGGCGGAGGCAGCGGAGCTTCATCTACTGGAGGAAATACTGGTCAAAGTGGAACTGTGTTACAAGGCGGAGGCGCTCCGGGTTATACTTCTACTTGGACAACAAGATCTTATTATGGAGGTGGAATACCTCATACAAATAACAACGGCCACCCCGGAGGATGTGGTGGCGCTGGATATTACGGCGGCGGTGGCGGATCTGATTATTACGCAACTGGTGGCGGTGGCGGATCTGGCTATGCCGATACTTCATTAGTTTCGAATATCGTAGCGATACAAGGAAACTCAGATAGTTATAATAACCCAACAAACAGCTCTCATGCTGATTGGTCTGGAGAAATTTCAAGAGGAACTTCAGCTGGTCACGGAAGAATTGTTATTGAATATACAATATAACTATGAAAGTGCTGCTCACTATGATTATGTGTTCAGCTGTAAATTCTGTCTGTTTAGACCCATATCCTTTAAGCTATCACGATAGTTATTATGATTGTTTAAATAGTGGCTATAAAGAAGCATTAAAAAAACAAAAAGAGATAGGTAGAGAGGAGACTAAAAAACACGAAGTTTATATAAAATTTACGTGTACTTGGTCTAAAGTAAATGAAATCTAAAAGAAAAAAATCTGCTATAACAGCAGAAGAAAACGCTATTAAAATATCTTATCACGAAAAAGTCTGTGCTGAACGAATGAAAACTTTATTCAAAGCAATAGATGAAATGCGTAAAGATATAAAAGAGCTTAAAACTTTTATGAATTTCGGTAGGGGAGCCGCTGCAATAATAGTATTACTTGGAGGAATTTTTGCATCAATCTTCTACTACTTCACGAAATAGAAGCACATCTGCTAAAGGTTTAGAAACTGAATTGTTAGCAGCTGCTCACTTTGCAAAAGATCCTAACAAAATA